TCTTTCGACTTTTTCATTAAAGGTGGCTGAAAATTTCATAATAGAAATTTGTTAGTAGCAATTGTACGATTGGGCAAAAGTTTAATTTTGCACAATATTATTGTATAGGGTTGACCAATATACGTCAACTATGCTTAAAATGAAAAAAGTCCTTGGCGTGGGATAAGCACCAAAGACTTTTGATTGTTGTTTCTAATAGAATACTACATGAACACTTCAGATTTGACCAGTCCTCTTGTTGAGGGCTTGATCTACGCTCCAATCTACAAGAAAGATGCCCGGATGTTGTCTGGGCGTAAAGCAACAGGAAAAAATCCTTTAGAGGAAAGCTATGACAGGGATTTTGATAAAGCTGATGTTGCTTTAGCTCTAAGAAAGAATCCTGACCTTCAAGCCATTGGTCTTTACACAGGAATTAGAGGTAAAGGCATTGTCATTCTTGACGTTGATAAAAATCTCAAGAAACTTCAACAACTTTGGGGTGATTCCTTAGATAAAGCTCCAAAAGTTGTCAGCACTAAAAAAAATGCAGCTAAATACATCTTCTACATCCCTGAACATCTTTGGGGAGAAGTAAAAGGACATGGATTAAGGAAAGAAGACGGTGGAGACTATGAAATTCTCTGGGGAAGAAGACAAGGTGTAATTCTTGGTGCTTATCCCGGTGGAAGACAGTCTGTTGCTGGACATTATTCATTAGAAGGAAGCCTTGAAAATATTCCTGTTGCTCCTGACTGGTTGATTGCTGAGATGAAAGCACCTCCAAAGGTGCACACAAATCGCAAGGATCTTGACTTCAGTGACCGTACAGAAGACGAAATCGCACAAATCATCCATGACTGCCTAAGTGTCATTTCGCACAAGGGAGCTGGCTCTAGAGAGCAATGGATTCAGATCGGTATGGCGATCCACTCAGCAATGCCTAACGATATGGGTCTTGCTTTATGGTCTCACTGGTCTTCTCAAGATCCTGACTACGCTAATGAATGGGAAGAAGCTGATGATAAAAACACACCATGCACAACAGCTTGGTATTCCTTTAAAGGTTCAGGGGTTGGATTAGGAACTCTTATTTGGTTAGCTGATAGAGAAGATCCAGCGAGGCATAGGTTTTCTCAGGACATAGCTGAAATTGTTAAATCCGCTGAATCTAAGCAGGTTCAAGAAATTAGAACTTCAGTTCTTGCCTTTGATGAAGTTGTAAAACGTGCCAAAGCCATCCTTGATTTAGATAATCCCGCAGAAGTTAATTACAAACTGAATGCCTTATCTCTTCAGGCTGGTTATAGAGATCAAACAGCTATTGAAAAAATAATTGTTGACCAACTTCAATATGAAAATCAAACAGGTCTTTTCTCTGCTCAAGATTTGATGAATATGGACATTAAACGTGAATATTTAATTCCAGATGTTTTACCAAGTCCTTCCGTTGTCTTGATTTATGGAGCTGGTGGTGACGGTAAATCAATGAGTGCATGGACTATTGCAAAACACGTCTCAAGTGGAACTCCTTTTGTTGTCAGAGGTGACTTGGTTCCAGTAGAGAAAGGACCAGTCTTAATCTTGAATGGAGATCAGCCTTTAACTCAATTAAAAGAACAATTAGAAGAAGTTGATTATCCAGTGGACTCAAACACCATGATTCTTACTGATTGGCAACTTCAAAGATATGCTCAGTTTGTCACTTTGATGAAAGAGAAAAAGCCAAAATTAGTCATCATTGACTCCTTAATTGGATGTAGTGGAGGAAAAGCTTTCGACGAAAATAAATCCGACTTTGCTACTCCCCTCTATTGGCTCACTAGAAATAACGGAAACCTATTTCCAAAAACAACAATCTTGATTATTCACCACGCAAATAAAAATGGTGGATTTAGAGGTACTTCTGCAATTAGAGATGCAGTTGACGAAACATGGGCATTATCAAAACCTTCAGAAGAAGAATCGGCTCGTATTGGAAAATTCAGTCGTTTAATCACGATTGAAAAATCTCGTCAAGGTCGAATGGGTACTCAACTCGTTATGCAAATGCAAGATGATTTGAGCTTTACAATTGCTGACCACACTCCAGAAGTAGATCACGAACCAACACCTGCTTCTGTTACTGGGCGTGTCCTACAAAAATTAAGAGTTATTCATCCAGAGGCACGTTCCACAAATGACTTAGTTGATGATCCGCTCTTGAATGGGAAACCCGCTGCAATTCGTAAATCGATCCAACGCTTAGAAAAAAGAGGTTTAATTGAACTTGTAGGAAACGATCCAAAAATATATAGAGCTATACGCGCGTGCGGAGAGGTTCAAGAAAGTGTCCCATTAGGGGTAAAAGCTAGTGATGGAACGCGATTTGGTATGGGACACAAGCATGGGACAAGTGAAAAGTGTCCCATTGGAACGTAGGTATGGGACAAAAGTAGGGTGTCCCATTAAGGTGTCCCATTGATTTAAGTAGTGATGGAACGGGATTTGGTGATTTAGGACACTTTTGGATATATCCCCCCGCGTGAGAGAAAAGAAAATATAACTAATTCCTTAAAACTACTTCCTTCTAGTTAACTGTTAGAGTATTATTCTAGTAGTTAATAAAGGAAACATGTCCGAGGTCTATGAGGTCTATTCATATGAATATGATCCAGAGCTGGAAACTCTATATGTTGAGGCAGAAGTAGCGGATGCTGTTCAATCTTGCCCAGCTACTTTGTACGAACCAGAGCAATGGACTCATGGACGCTGCCATACAACAATCTTTTGGGACGTAGAAACAGACCCGCCTCTTTCGCATGAAAATCTCAAAATTTATTTAAACAAATATCAAGATCAAAACTGGCTGCTAATTCCTTTTGAAGGTGCAGACAATGATGAAGATTACAGCTTTTCTTCTTTTCGCAATTTAACTAACTATTCAATGTAGAAAAATGAATCAATCAGAAGTTTTAAACACTTTTAAAACCGCAGTAAGACATGGTTCTAGTTTTGAATCTGCATTAGGAAAAGCAGGAGTATTGGCAGACGCCGATAACAAAGCATTGATGTTTAGAACATGGCCTTTTTTCTTGCAAAAATTTGGACCTAGTTCTGCTTTGTACAAAGAAGTTTGATGACTTCTCATCAAGAAGAACAAATCAAAAGAATTGAAACTCGTATTAAAGAGCTTCTCCTAATTCGCAAACACCTCAAAAAACAACACCAAAAGTAATGACTTATTCAAGTATTATAGTATTATTCAAAAAACTACAATAACAATGAGTGAAGCAAAAAAAGGCCACGGAAATAGAAAGCATCTTCAAATTCTTCTAGCTCCACATAGAGGAAAGCTTTTTATCGACCACATGAAAGAAAAAGACATTAAACCTACAGCTTGGATTAGAGAAATGGTTTATGACTATTTGAAAAAAGTTATACCCAAAGATATTTATAAAGAAGCAAAGCGTAAAGATGATTTAGACTGGCAACAAACAGTTCAAAATCGTTTAGAAGGTCGAGCTTTATCAAAACTCTTAAACTCAGTAAGAAAATGAAACCTCCTGAAATCAAACTATGCGGCACTCGTAATTTTAAAATTGTCAATGGCAAAAGAATTTGGCTTACTCTTCCTCCCAATGGATATATGTGTACTGATGGAACACTTTGGATGAACCCGAAGAATGAAAAAACTTCTTGATCTTATTGGATCGTTTTTCGTCTATAGAAGTCCTTCACCTAAAGAAGGTTTTGCAAATTTTCTTGAAAAGCTCCCTAGTCGTAAATTAAAATCTTTAGCTGGAACTAAAACGCATTACAGCAAAAAACAATTAGTTCAAATCATCCTATTGGACAGTATGTATGGCAAATCCACTGATCGGACAGAAATTCCAAATCAACGACCCAGTAACAAAACAAACGATAGGAGGAACAAGCGTACCCCTAAAAGCTAGAACGGGTAACATTAAAAATATTTTAAAAAAGAAAAACAGCGCAGGTCGGGAATATTTTTACTATGAAATTCAATGGAGCGATTCAAGAACTTCTATTCATGCTCAACATGTATTAAGGCCGTTACCAAAGACTAAATAAACGTTCAATAGTTGTTTTCTTTCTCTCTTTTGTTTTTCCCACTGGGTTTTGCAAACAAATTACTCTTGCCTGTAATTCAGCAATTTTTTCTAAACAATTAGCAATAAAAAATCCTTGTTGATAATTTTCTCTTGTAATGCATTCAGCATACTTTTTTAATTCTTCAATATTGTCTGCTTCTTTTATTTCTAAGACTTGTTTTTCAATTGTTAATTCTTCTTCCAAACTAGGAGGTTCAGCTAAAGCTAAGATAACGGAAAGTTCAATGGGTTCCACAGGATCTTTCATTTTTTAACTTTTTTCCAGTGCGGAGATCACGTTTGCCTCCCCATATCCAATTTCTATACCAACTTTGTTCAGTTGTCAGTAACTCAGGAGCAGCTTTAGCAATCTCTGTATACAATTCCGATACCGCTGAAATGTGATATGGATCGCCTCTGTCATAAGCATCAAAAAAATCTCTTAAATCAAGATTCTCTTTCAAAATCAAAGTCTTTTTCCAGTTCCTCCGCCTTCTCAGCCAAGCCTGTATAAAGCCCATGAAATTCATGATCAGGTCGATGTCTTCCGTCTAAAACATACAACCGATCCATACGTAACGCACGTTGATGTTGTTCTTCTGCCCACTCTTTACCCATCACTGTGGACATGGCTGTGTTTTTAATTTTGCTCATTGTAATTTTGTTGACTTGTTTGGCCATAATCTATCTTCTATAAACTCAACTGCTTGGTCATCTAACGTATTGTCAGTTTGCTTTACCAAAGCTTTTAACAAATCCAAAATTAATCGCTTGAAAGCTTGAGTTCGAACAAAAGCAAGAAGGATTGGTTTGAAGATTACAAGCATAATAAAAACCTAACTCTTCCCAAGACTAGACATTATTGGTAATTTTGGGGTGGTCTACCCGTCCCCATCACCCAGACCCGATAAAACCCCCCTGCTTAGGTCTGCATAGGGGGTTTTATTGTATCTAGTTAGAAGAAGTTTTCCTCCAGTTTCTCTGACGGGTATAACCAACCTCAGATAAGCTAGCAACTTTTAGCTCCAAAGCATTTAATCGTTTAAAAATCTCACGAATATCTCTTTCTCTCCTTGTACTGATATTGCTGATAGCCATTAAAAAAACAGAAGCTGTTGCTCCTATAACAGCCGCCACTATTTCAGGCATGTACTTTTTTACGAACTTTGCCTAGATTAGGCATGTTTCCGTTTTTTACCTATGAGTGAAGAAACAACTGAAAAGAAAAACGTCTTTCAAAAATTGAAAAACAGTATGGATGATAAAGAAGAACAACTAGCTGTTTTATCTACTTTCGTTCGTTTAGGAGTATTAGTTTGGAGCGGATTTATTTTAACTTTAAACTACATTACGATCCCCGGATGGCAACAATCAAAAATCGATCCAACTTTTATAGCTTCAGTGTTTACTGGGGTTTTAGCTAGCTACGGGGTTGAAACTGCAAAAAAGAGAGGAGACGGAACTTATAAATCTGAAGATGAAAAACCTATGAATAAAAGAGAAATTCAACAACTTTTAGCAACTCAATCAGGTACATATCAAACAATCAGAGTAGAAACTCCTATTAAGATAGAAGGAGCTGAAATTGTAAAGACCGATCCAATTACAGGTCGGGACATAGACAATCAAGAAAAACTTGTATGAAAAAACTACTTCCACTTCTTTTGCTATTGGCCTCTCCTGTTCAGGCCGATGTCCGTCACTCCATAAAATCGAGTGCGACTATCACTTTGGACCCGGCTTATTCTTCTGCAACAAGAATAGGTTCAACTTATTCAGTTTCTGGGTCGAACGTCACTCCTTCAACAACAATTTCAGGAACAACAACCTCTGGAGCAATTGGGGGACTAAACATTGGTTCCGTGACCGCAGGAGTACCCGCATTTATAGATACTGACTTTGCCGTAACCACGGCTGGATCCGCATTTTCCGCAGTTGAATCGCTGACCCAAGGGGATGCAGTTCAATCTGCTACAACAGTTAGCTCTGGTGTTGTTGGTTCGCTTCCTTCTCTTGGTTCTACTGTTACAGGTTCGGGCGGAGTGAACG